GCAAATAGCTTGCTGCTTGATGCCTCCGGCAGGCTGTTGGTGGGGACTACTGCGACCGCTGGAGGGAATGCGACTGTTCAAATCCGAAATGATGCAGCAAGCGATAACTTAACTCTTTTCCGCGCTAGCACTATATCGGCTGCCGCTGCTCCCGCCCTCCGAGTTGCGAGGTCGCGTGGGACTGCAGCGTCACCGACTGAAGTATCTAGCGGGGATGCCTTGGGCTACGTGGTATTTCAAGGTTATGACGGAGCCGCGTACAAAGACTCTGCCTATATTTATGCCGAGGCAGATGGAACTTGGACAGACGGCGGAGATACGACTGATAATCCGTCGCGCCTTGTGTTCAGCACGACGGTGGATGGGGAGGGAACTCCGACGGCAAGAATGACCATCAAAAATGATGGCAAGGTGGGTGTGGGGACTAGCTCGCCCCAGGCACAACTACAAGTTCTTGACGCAATTAAAGTTAGCGACTCCGCCCAGTCGCAAGGTAGCATTATTCTGGGTGATGGTGGTAGTACTGCTTTCGGCGTTGGCATTGCGCGTTGGAATGGTGGTGCAAATGCAGCGGGTGCAGGTGGTATGGGCTACTTTGCACAAGGATCCGTGAACGCTGGTGGTCATTTCTTCTATACAGGAGACGCAGTCGCAGGATCACAAACTGAACGCCTCCGCATCACGTCCGACGCCTACGTCCGTCTTGCCTCTGGTAGTGGCGGCATCCAGTTCAACGGTGACACCGCAGCGGCTAACGCGCTGGATGATTATGAGGAGGGGACGTGGACGCCTGTCTTTATTGGCACTTCTACTGCTGGTACTCCTACTTACAACACTAACGGTCAGGCGGGTAAGTATACAAAAGTAGGTAACCAAGTTACAGCCTGGGCATACCTTGACGTTACTGCTCTTGGTGGAGCCGCTGGAAACATCAATATCACTGGACTACCATTCCCTATTAGCAATACTGGATTTGGTGCTTCTGGTATTTCAACTGGTCATGCCGATGGAACGCTAGGTAACAGTGTACGTGCTTACCACAATACGACTTTTTTAGAGTTAAGAAACAACAACAGTGTGGTAACTGCTGCTACTGGTCTAATCTACGTTTCTGTTACTTACACCACTTAACCATTAGCCCGCAACGGCATAAAACTACGAACCTAAACCTGTTACGTCTGGAGGACGTTCCTAATGGCGCTCACTAAAGAAACCGTTGTTGACAAAATCGAAGTGCTGGAAAGCAACGCCATCCAAGTGCGTTCTGCTACCCGAGTACTGGAGGATGGCGAAGTGCTGTCCTCTTCCTATCACCGCCATGTGCTTCAGCCTGGCGATGACCTGAGCAATGAAGACGCCAAAGTGGTGGCGATTGCTAATGCTGCGTGGGCTTGAATAGTCCTACTCGCTAATCAAACCGAGCAAACTCACCATGGAGCCTGCGTGCAGCCTCGCAATAGGCGGCGTAGGCTTCTTCTTTTGTTTCAAAAGTCCCGAGACTTTGGCGCTTTTTGTTCACGGTAATTGCGGCTCGATATTTACCGTTTTCACGTTGATATACACCCTTATACCCGCTGACATTGTTTGATTTTCTTGGTCTGTAATACGAGTTCTGACAGTCCGTCGCCAGTCGGAGATTTGCTATACGATTATCACCTTTTATGCCATTGATGTGATCAACAGTCATGCCTTGAGGTATTTCTCCGTACATGACAATCCAAGCAATACGGTGTTCCATGTAATAACGCCTGTTTATGTAAAGTAGGCGATACCCTTTCGACGCTACAGATCCAGCTCGTTTGTCAACTGTCCAAGGGCAATATTTGCTGTGCTTTCGTGTGAACCATCCAGTCTCTGGATCGTAAACAACAAAAGCCACAATTTCCTCACGCGAGGGTAAGGCTTTAAAATTTTGCATCGGCCTATGGGAGTAGGGCGGTCATCCCCCAGGTGCGTCAACACGCTGGGGACACTATTGTACGAGAGAAACGGACTTATCCAATGGCTACCGAATTCACTTGGGGCGTGGCAAATCTGGAAAGGGAAACCGAGGACGGGTATGTTTTCGTCTGCCATTACACCGTGGCTGCTAATGACGGCACCTATTCCAGCTCTGCCTACGGCTCTGTTGGTTTTGAACGCCCCGACACGCTCATTCCGTTTGCTGACTTACTGGAAGATCAAATTGTCGGCTGGGTCAAAGAAGCACTTGGCGGCGACGAAAAAGTCACCGAAATCCAAGATGCTTTGCAAGCTCAACTCGATGAGCAACGCGCACCCACTAAGGCTGCCGGAGTGCCCTGGTAGTGGCGACAAAGTCAAAGACTGCACTGGGGCGGGTTGAACACCGCCCTGGAAAACCGAAGAAAACCCGTCAAGGTAACGGGCAACACTCAAAAGCCAGCCACGGTAGGAAGAAGTATCGCGGCCAGGGCAGGTAGATGGATCGACATACCCGCAACAACTGGCGCAAGATCAAAATTGCGTTAGAGGCTGCGGGTAAAACCGATTCTCTTTACTACAAGCGAGCCGTTGTGATCTGCAAGGGTGGGAAAGACCCGGTAGATCATGAGGATGTGAGGCTTGACGGTGGCGGTCATGCATGAGTTCAGCGACAGCGAGATGCGGTTGATCTATACCGCAGTCTTGGCCTACCGCGAACAAGGCAACGGCAACCCATCAATCAGGCAACATCAGGCCGAGCTGTGGCGAATCCTGCAACGCCTCAAGCCGATGGCCTACTACCGAAGCTATCTGCAAGAAGTATGATGGCTGGGCCGCCTTTGGGGCGGCAATACAAGGCCCTGACCGACGCCAACTCGGTCGGGGCTTTGTCTTTGAAAGACACTTTTCCCACCGGCCAAGTAACAATTAGCGGTAGGATTTGGCGACGGTTTTTCTATTCAGATGATCAAGACCGCTTGCGCCGCTCTCGCCCTGACTGCTGTGGGTGTGGCCCTCGCTCCTGAAGTCCAAGCCAAGCCCCAGGTCTACGCCAATCCTGAGTTCAATCAGGGCTGGGTGAAATCCAGCAACACCGGCGGTGTGCTTGATCTCCATATTGGCGTGGAAGATGGGCCGTTTTACATTCAGGCAGGCCCTGCAATGGCTACCGGCATGGGTGACACCGTGTGGGGCGTAACTGGCAAGGCTGGCGTGTCCGGCAAGGTGTCAGATCGCATGTCGCTGTATTCGGAAGTCAGCGCCGGCAAGTTTGACGGTGGCGACATTGGTTACGGTCTGAAAGTGGGCTCGAAATTTCGGTTCAACTGAAGCCATAATTAGGCCACACCAATCCCGAGGGTCGCTGCGGCGGCCCTTTTTTGTGCAGTTGTACGAGCAGGCCTTGGTCACGCGCAACTATGCGCAGGCCCTTTGGCGCACCGTTGTGCTTGGCTGCATGAAGCCAGAAAACTGGGACTATTGTTTCCCGCTTGATCGCTGGCTTGTGCCATATCTTGACGACCTTCGGAAGTTCTATGCAGAACCCCCCTACGCTTCAGAACGTGCAATCCTTGACGATCGAGACGGTTAATCACCCCGCGCATTACACGCAAGGGGCGATTGAGTGCATCGACGCGATCGAGGCGGCCCTGGGCCCTGATGGGTTTCGGGCATTTTGCAGAGGGTCGGCCATCAAATATCTTTGGCGCACCGATCTGAAGAACGGCCCAGAGGATCTGAGGAAGGCCCGCTGGTACATCGACCGACTGCTCGCTGATGAAGATTGACCAGTTCGAGGCCCCTGGCCTGAAGATCACCCGGACCTTTGATCCTTGGAATGGGGCCTATTGGATCGCGTGGAAACCCGACGTTTCGATGTGGTTCCAAGATCGCAAAGCCATGCTCAAGTTCGTTGCGTGGCCACCTAAGACGCCAACTGGTGATCGTTTGCGCGAGTGGCTGAAAAGCTTTGAAAGTGACGCGCCAACCAAAGGCCAGCCCGTTACTGAAGAATTAAGCGAAGAGGTGCTGAAAACTGGATTTGGGCCAGAATGTCACTTGGATGAAACCGATCCAAATTTTCAAACTAGGACTGTGATCTGATGCAGAGAATCTTTAACGTGCTGGGCCTGGCCGGGTTTCTGCTGTCGGGCTCGATGGCCGCAGCCTTAGTGATTTCAATCATGCAAATGGACTCGATCCAAAGAAAGGCTGTGCAGCGGATCACTGGCGAGATTACAAGCGCTGTTGAGAAGGAACTCACCGGCAAGCTCGACGGAAAGTTCGACGGCATGATGCAGTCCATGCCAACGACAACGGGCCCCGCTGTTCCGTTCTTGAAAAAATGAAGAAAGAGGGCCTTTGGTACGACCCCGTTAATGACCTCTATGGCTACGACGTGGATTATCTGCCGGATATCATCTGCGAGCTGCTTGAGGGATGCCTGAGATCCGGTCAGTCACCATCAAACCTCTACCACTTCCAGAGGTCCGCGGCCTTCCAGAAATTAGAACTCTGCCGGCTTCGCCCCCTGTCACCCTCCAACCAGGACTAGCGCCGCCGATCATTGAGCTGCCTGGGTGTGTTCCGGTTCATCCCGACCAGAACCTCAACCCGTCATTGCTGAAAGATGACCCCAACCGGGTCGGCATGTTCTGCCCTGATGGGGAGCTGCCATCGTTCAACCCGATGGACTTTCGGCCTAGTGAGCTGAACATTTTGGAGGCCGCCCCAGCCAATCAAAACGATGAAAAGGACGAGGCCAAGCCGTCTGCTGAACTACCGGAAATCCCTCGACTACCTCGAACAGATGCGACGACAACTCAGGAGACAAAACCTGCAGCAGAGAAGCCATTCATTAAGCAGGCGATCGACGGCCTCCCGGATGTGGGAGCAGTGGTCACGACGACCACGATTGCCTTGGTGGCTACGACTTCTGCCTTGGTGGCCAAACCACTGGCGGACCTAATCCTTAAAGCGATCAAGCCCACCGTCAAAAAGACGGTGAAGACTATTGCGAAGCTCCGCGGGGAAACGGTTCCACTGGAATCGGTGTGGGAGCGGAGGGTTTCACAGCGGGAGCGGAACCAGGCTGTGAGGACGTTGCGGCAGGCTTTGAAACCGTAAGCCTGTGAACGTGCGGAACGGGCTTTTGGCCTGGGATAGGGCCTAGGACAACGTCCGAGCAGATCACGAAATATTGGCTCTTGGGGTGGAAGCTGATGCCCTTCTGGGCCAGTTCGCCGCAGTTCTTGAGCCGTGCCAGTTCAAAGTCGAGGCGCTTGTTGGCCAAGATCTGCCGCTGCAGTGCGGTCTGGGTATCGGCCGCGGCCTTGCAGCGTTCTTGAATCCCACCGTCTAGAGGGAAGGAGATTGTGGCGCTGATGCCAAAGTTCAGCGCGTGCGAATCCTTTTGGTTTGAATTTCTTCGGTCCTCATAAAGTATTCGGCCGGGGTTGTCGGGGACGCCGTCCTGATTAACGTCCGAGGTGTCATAGACCGGGGTGACCAGTGTCGGGGTGTAGGGCAAGGCGTAGGACTTGCTCTTGGTGACGAACGGCGAGAGATTAAACGTTGGCCCTTGGCAAGCAATCGACCCGCCAAAGTTTGCATTGGGATAGGGCCCAGTAAGCATCTGAATAGCTTGGTTTGTCACCGAGCCATTGCTCACAGACGACGGCGCTGCCGTTGCGTTGACCTGTGCAACTGCTGCCGAAGGGCTAAGGATTACTGCCCAAAGACAGAGGTGGTTGAGGTAGTGGACTCTACGAGGGTGGTCCGCTCCACGGTGGTGACCTTCGACAGGCCTGGGCCGCTGTACGACTCGGTCAGTTGAAAGCTGCCGCCTGGTGTTGTCATTGTCCACGCTGGCTTTGCTTCTAGTGCAAGTCCCGTCCACGAAGAGGTGATGCCATCGGTGGTTTGCGTTTGCACAGTTTCAGCCCCCGGAATCATGGAGGTGCCGGAATGGCTGACGCCTGTGCCGCTTGTTGAATAAACGTAGCCCGTTTGATAGTCAACGGACCGGATTGATTCCGTGATCTGAGTTTTTGACTCCGTGTGCGAAGTCATTGTGCCCGTGTTGAAATTCGGCACAAGCGGGGCCGCGCTACAGGGCCCCGCCAGAAGCAACAGAACAGCAAGCCGGCGCATTAGTTGCCGATGGTGATTTCGGTGACCACCTGGCCGGTGAAGCTAGTGCCAGCCCCGCCTGCTGTTCCGGTAATGCCATGGCCTGAGGCAATGGTCCCGGCCAAGGTTCCGGCCACCCCACCGCTAGTCGTCGTGGTTTCGCCAAACAGTGGCAAGCTGCCCACCACCCCGCTAGTCACAGTGGTGCTAGTGGTGCTTGTGCTGTCCCCTTCTATGTAGCTGGACGAGAAGGAGAAGGCAGCCCCGTCGGTGGCTTGAGTTGCGCTGATGGTGGTGATAGAAGGGACACCGTTACTAACAGCGCCAAAACCGCCGAGAGCGCCAGTAGTTGTTCCATCAGTAGTGGAAGCCCCTGTCCCCGACACGGCGTAGACAGTGGGGACTCTTGTGGCTGCGCTTGCGGCTCCATCGACGGACAGTTGGATGCTGGATTGGATTTTGTGCGTGATGTCAGCTTGAGCCGGAGCCGCCGAGATCACAAACGCCAGGGCTAGGAGTCGCTTCATTTTTTAGGCGTGCTCGTAGTGTTTGGTTCCTCAACTCTAGGGCCGTCTTTCTTGTTGTTGTTCTTGCCAACGCTGACGCCCATTGATCCGAGAATGCCGGTCAGCAGCGAGGCCGGGAACGTGGGATCCATCGCTTTGACGTGGCCCAGATAGTTAAGACTTAAGCAGGCCAAAGCCCAAGCCAAAATCACAATCCGAACAAAGTCAGCTAGCCAGCTGTGATCTTGTCCCTCGCGCTCGTTTGCCATGATGGATAGAGGTTTTCAGGACGTGGTAGAGCTTGGGGCGGCTGTGATTGGGGCCACCGTTTCAGGCCTGCTTTTTAGCCTTAATGGCCACAACAAGAGAGCCGCGCAAGATCGCGACTGTTTGGTGAGGCTCAGTGCCAGCGTAGACAATATGGCCAACCAGCTAGAAGAGTTGCACCGCGATCTCAGGACTGAGCGCGTTGAAATTTTTAGCCGCTTAAATGCTGCAGAGCAGGCAATCGCTCGGCTTGAAGGGGCCAGAAAAGCTGCCTAGACTTTCTGTAACTGCTAAGCGGTAATGATTGCTCTTGTTCGCCCTATCCTCTTCGCCTTCCTGCAGTCGCATTCCGTCAAAAAGTTGGTGCTAGATCTCTGCCGGGCCCTGGCCGAGAAGACCGACAACAAGATTGACGACCAACTGTGCAACATGCTTGAACGCGCCATGTTCCCCAAGCAGAATTGAGCCATGTTCGACTGGCTCATGCCGACGGTGATTCAGCTCGAAAAGTTCTTCAACTACTACGACCCCGATCGGCCGCATCAGCGGGCAGCAATTCAAAAGCTGCAAGAAGACATGCCGAGCGAGCTACTCAGTCACGACGCTGAGTGGTTTGAGATCTGGAAAGCCGGCGGCAAGATAACGCCGTTCAAGATTCCATATTTCAACCAGATGGCCCTGCCAAACGGCCATCGGAAGTGCTTCACCGCTGCCATGGCGATGATTGCCGCGCACTATGGCACCGTCGAAACCCAAGAGGAATACAACCAGATCCGCGCCAAGTACGGCGACACCACCGAGGTCAGCGCCCAGCTGCGGGCCCTTGAAGAGCTAGGCCTGCGGCCTCAGTTCGTGACCGATGCCACGGAGGATGAGATCGAGGCAGAGGTTGACGCGGGCCGCATTGTGGCCGTCGGCTGGCTGACCCAGGGCCCACTCGATGCCCCCAGCGGTATTGGCCATTGGTCTGTCGTGCTTGGCTACTCCCAGAAAGGCTTTTGGATGCATGACCCGCGGGGTCGGTACGACCTGCAGCGCGGCCGCCTGGTAGACCCGGAAGGTGGCGAGGGTGTGTTCTACAACCGCAGGGAATTTCTGCAGCGCTTTAGCCCGGAAGGGCCTGGCCATGGCTGGGCCATCCTTGTGGACCCCCTACCGCCTGTGATGCCCCTCTGAGGGCTTTTGCGCGAGCTGCTGGACGTACATCTCGCAGGCTTGGCGATAGTGCCACTCGGCCTGCCAGTCTTGCCGGTGCTCTTTGATCATCCCGGCGTAAGTAACGCGCCAGATTTTTGAGCCGTCAGCCTTAGTTATTTGTTCAATTTGTGGAGGATGCATACAGCTATCCTTAAAACTCTGCCATTCGCTCATGACTTGGGGCTCATGGATGGTTGTCAATTTAACGATTGAAGAAGAACTTCAGATCGAAGCGTTGGCAAGAACCGCAATAAATCACCCAGAGCATGACAAGGTGGCCGATTTATGCGCCTCTTTGGTCAAACAAAACGCATATCAGAAGAAAGTTTTGGAGCAGGCGGTCAGGTACATCGCCGAGCTTGAGATCAAAAACGCCTTAGCCGAAGACGTGGCAGATACCCCCTGGCGGCGGTTCCTAAACGGGAACCCTATAGCCGCTGTACTTGGAAAGCTCAAGTTTTAGTTTGTTGACGCCTTTGACTTCAAGCTGACGGATCGACTCTCGGCTCACCCCTTGCTCACGGCCCAGCTCTACACGGGTCTTGGGTGCCTTGCCATCTAGCCCAAAGCAGGCAGACACAACACTTCTCTCGCGTTCTGTCAGGCGAAAAAAGGCCAGCTGCAGCTGCTCGTACACCTCCTCTTTCGTCACCTCAAGCATCAGGAGGTTGGCCTCTGATTCGTCGGCGATCAGGTCAATCAGCGGGCTGCCGTCTTCCTTGCACAAGCTGTCAAGGCTGCGGTGGGTATTGGTGCGGGCCACAAGGTTGGCGTAGTCATGCGGGGTCATTTCGACATGCTCCGCAAGCTCTCGGATCGAGGGCTCGTAGCCGCTTTCCTGCAGACAATCGCGCTTGTAGTTGCTGGCCTTCTGCAGCTTTTCGAGCATGTGCTGCGGCACGCGCACCACGCGGTCTTTGGTGTAGATGGCCCTGGTGATGCCCTGGCGGATCCACCAGTAGGAGTACGTCGAGAATTTGTAGCCCTTGGTCGGGTCGAACAGGTCAACCGCACGATCGAGGCCTAGCGTTCCCTCTTGGATCAGATCCTCGAAGGCCAAGCCACCATTGCGCAGAAGCTTGGTGTATTTCTTGGCCACATTCACAACAAGGCGCAGGTTGTGAACGATCATGCGCTCCTTTGCCTTTTTGCCGAGGCGCACTTCGCGGCGCTCTCGTGGCGTCAAAGGTTCTTCTTTCTTTTCTAGTTCGAGGCCGCGCTGAACCTGTCGAGACAAAGTGATCTCTTCGTCGGCAGTCAGGAGGCGATGCCTGCCGATTTCATTCAGATAGGAGCTGATCGAATCGGAGGCCATGAAGATAAAAAAGACGGGGCCACCGTAGCAATAACGGGGCCCCGCGTCACTGGTTGTTTCGGTAAGTTAGAAATCCAAAGAGGCAGGCGAGGCGCTGGCCTTGGCTTCCATTTGAGGGGTGACCCTGCCGCTGAGGTAAGAACGGCCGGTCTTCTCGCTGGTAGTGTCCCACCCTGCCACGCGCAGCTTGACCACGTCATCGCCGGCGTAGTTCTGTTCAGGCTTCTGATTGCGCAGCCAGTTCACAAAGGCAGGAAGCTGGGAGCGCTGAATCTCAAGGGTGCCGGTTTGATCCGGGGCCTTTTCGTTGCTCTTTTCGCTTTGCTTGAAGAGAGAAAAGCGGAAGGAAAACTCGTCAGCCATGGTTAAGGATGAGGCAATGGAACAGTTGGGCGGATGACATGCCGAGGCGTTTCTTTAGCTGCTGAAAACGTTTGTAGTCAGCGGCCGAAATCTCGAACGAGTATCGGTGCGTTACCGGGTCTCGTTTGGCGGCGGCCTCGACTGCCCTTTGATACTCAACGTCGTAGACGTTACCCGGATCCTGTGGCATCTCAAAGAGGGTTCAGGTTGTCGTTAATGAATTGAATGTGCTCTTGGCTAGTGATGCTGGCCGAGAGTTTGGTCGAGGGTTCTAGCTTGAAGTGGGCCACGAATTTCTTCTGCAGCTCTGGCAGGTCTGAGGGCTTGGCCTTGTGGCGCTCGGCTAGAACTTGCAGGATTGCTTCGCGCTCTTCGGCGGTGAGAGGCTGCTCACTCAAAGGCTTGCTTTTCTTGGCCTTGGGGGCCTCTTTTTTGGCGGTGCTGTTTGCGCGTGATTTTTCGGGCTCTTCTTCGACGAATGCCCCGTCGGTGTCCACGTCGGCCACCAAGCCAAGGATTGAAACCAAGGCATAGCGTCGGCAATAAGTCACCGAACTGCCGAACGAGTGGAGCTGGTTCTGGGCCTTGTTGATGACCATGGGGAGACGCGATTCGATCGTCTCGCCAGACTCGTGGCGCAGGGTGGTGATCAGGATCGGTTCGAAGCCTTCGCTCGGTTCGTAGGTCTGGGTGAGGACTAGCCCGTTCTTGGCCAAGGGCGGAATGACGGTCGAAAGCACGTTGGCCAAGTCAGCGAATTTGCCGTACTGGGCCGAGGCGTTCTTGTGGATGGTGCCCACCTCGCGGTGGAATTTGCAGAGGGCTTTCGTCAGTTCAGACATCAGGGGGTCACGGAGGTGATAGTGAGAAGGACGCCAGGGGGTTCGTTGCCGATCACCCAGCGTTTGCAGGTGTTCCAGGAGACGATCTGCTGATCGCCTTTGCACAGGCCTGAGGCCTCGACGCTGTCCCCTACGGATCTCTGGAGCTTGTCGGCGTCCGGTTTGACCGTGTGGAACTCAGGGGCTGAGGTTTTGAGCTGGGCAGAATTGCGGCCCGTGCCGAAGTGAGACTTCGGGCGGTTGAAGCGGAACACGGCGGAGACGGTGATGACGCCGTCGGCGTTCCAGTCTTCGGGCTTGATCCGGCGCATCTCCTCGATCAGGAGGTAACGCCATTCCTTGAGCTTTTTGTCGTTGCTGTAGCGCAACCCTCGGCCGCGGCCATTGCTGACCATTGAGCCTTGAGGGATGGGAGTGCCGGCAACGTCAAAATTCAAGCTCTGGCTCGG